GCCGACGATTGCAAAAAAACGGATGACGCAAGGCATGAACAGGGCCATAAAGCCTTTCTTGCCAGCCCTCCAATCGATTACGCCATACAGGACCGGCGGCCTGATGCGGTCGGCTATCTCGAAGGTGAAGTTTTACAACAAGGTCGACCACGGAGCCGTAGCGGGCGTTATTGGGTTCTCTCGGAAAACCGTAAAGAAGAAAACCAAATTCGGGACCGTGGAGGGCGCCGGCTTTCATAGCCACCTGGTCGAGTACGGCACGAGCGGACGCAATCGCAAGAGCGGCGGCAGTACAGGGTCTATGCCGGCAAAACACATGGTGCTGCGAACGCTTACAAGCCACCGCGGCCAGATCCTGCTAGCCATCGAGCAGGAACTTGCGAAGAGTCTGGAAAAAACGGCCGAGGAGCTTAGGAAGAAATAGCATGGCAAGCCCAGAAGCGTGGATACGAGCAGCAGTGGAAACGGCGGCCGGGTGCTCTGCTTACCCGCAGATCGTGCCGGAATCTGCGGCGGTTCCGTTTGTGGTCTATGCCAGGGTAAGCACGACGCGGGAGACTCTTGGCGTCGCCGGGGTCACGATTCCGCCGACCGGCAATTTTTCGATCGAAATCTACGCCGACACATACTCCCAGGTTAAGACGATCGCCGACAGTGTTCGGTCGGCGTTGTCTAACTTCAACGGGACGGCAAACGGCGCGACAATAACGTCCGTCCTGCTGGTCGACGAGCGAGACGGCGACCCCGTTTTTTTCAACGGCCAGGACAAACCCACCTACGTCGTAGAGCACAGTTATCAAATTCGCTGGAGTGAGTGAAAATGCCAACGGATACCGCAATCGTAGACAGCCAGGGAACGACCTTTACATTTAACGGCGGTACATTCCTCGCAAAAAACGTCAAGGTAAAAGCGTCTAAAGCCACTATCGACGTTACGCCGCTCTCGCAGGCTGCCGGAACAATGCGTAAACTGCAATACGCTCCACTCCAGGAAGGCACCGTAATAACGTGTGAGTATTTCGGCTCAACCCAGCCGAGTTTAGGTGATAAGGGCGCTGTAGCGTGCTCGACCCTTGGTGTTGGTGGCAATGCTTTTGTCGAGGATTTTGAGCTTACCGCGGCAGTGGGCGAGCTCATCATGGGAAACCTTACCCTCAAGATGACCTCCTGATCATGAGCGGGGTAAAGCGATGCCCGACATCGAATACAGCCAAGGAGCTACGCTTACATTCGATGGCGTAGAGCTCGGGACGTATATCTCCATGAATCCGTCCTGGTCGGCGAGCGGCGTTCACGAGACTACAAGCAGCGACAGCCCAATCCTTGGCGTCGGCACTAAAACCAGAGTCTTAAGGCAGTACAACTGCTCTGCCGTCGAGCCCGGCCAGGTGGTTGTGAAATTCCTTGGGAATCCGGCGCTCAGTTTTGGAAACATGGGGAAAGAAGGCCTGCTCGCAATAACTTGGACCGGCGGCAGTTATTCCGGCTACGGGTTTGCGACAGCTCTCGACGGCGAGATTGTGAGCGGCGAGGTCATTAAGTGGTTCATGGAATTTCGATTCAGCGGTTACTAAGGGGATCTCATGCCGTTAACAGCAGACGAATTACTCGACCTCTCCGATTTGCGGGAACCGCAGAAGCTCTACGTTAAGGCGTGGAAGCGGGACATTTTCCTGCTCGACCCGACGGCCGACGTTCGCGACGATTGGGAAATTTTCTGCTCGGCTAACGCGAACAAAAAAGCCTCCTGGCGGGCAAAGCTGGCGAGCCTGCTTCTGTGCGACGAGACCGGAAAAAAGCTGTTTACGGATGCCGACATTCCGAGGCTCGGCAAGAAATCTGCGGCGGCGCTGCATGAAATTTGGCAAGCCGGGACGAAGCTCCTTTCCGTAACGGACAGCGAGGTGGAGGAGCTCGAAAAAAACTAAGAAGCCCGGCCGGCTCGGTGGACCTGTTTCTCTACCGGCTCGGGCTCCAGGTTGGGATCTGGGACGTAGAGGCCTGGAAGAAAAGGTTAACGGTACGACAGATACGGGCATGGATGGCTTTCTGGCGTGTCGAGCCGTTTGGCGACGATTGGCGGCGTAGTGGCCGGGCGGCGCTAGTCATGTCTGGAGCAAAGATCGAGGCCGACACAGAGGACAAATTCCTTCCGAGCTACCGAGAGAAGAAGCAGACCGAAGCCGAGCTCATCGCAGAGCTAAAGAAGATTCCGGGATTCCGCAAACAGCTAGAGGCGCAGGGCAAATAGTGGCGACCATCGGCAAAGTATCTGCGGTTTTCACGGCGAGCACGTCGGGCTTAAAAGCAGGCGTTAAGGAAGCCTCCGACTCGTTCAAGAGGCTTGAGAAGGACACCAAGTCTACGGCTGCTAGCCTGCGGACGCTGGCGGCGATCCAGGGCGCGCAGTTATTTGGGTCCATTGCATCCGCTGCCACGAACGCGGCTCGTGGCCTGGTGAATATGGCCGGTGCGGAATCGGAGACTATTGACCAGACCAGCAAGCTCGCCAGGCGTCTGGGCATGACGTACGGCGAGCTCGCCGGCCTCTCGCTCGCCGGCAACCTGGCCGGCGTGTCGATGGACACGATCGGCAAAGCCGCGACGAAGGCCGACATTGCTCTCGTAAAGGCCGTGCAGGGATCAACGCAGGCTAAGGCAGCCTTTGCCGGAATCGGGCTCTCGGTCGAGCAGCTCCAGGGACTAAGCCCTGCCGAGCGATTCCAGAAAATTACGGACGCTATCGCCAAGCTCCCCACGGAGGCCGAGCGAGCCAGGGCCGCCGTGGCGCTCTTTGGCAAGTCTGGCTCCGAGCTGCTCCCGCTCTTCGAGGGCGGAGCCGGTAGCATCCGGGCAGCAACCGAAGAAGCAAAGCGTTTTGGGCTCGCCCTCACAAACGAGCAGGGCCAGAGCGTGGAGAACATGAACGACGCTTTTACGCGGGCGTACTCCGCGATCGAGGGCGTTGTCCAGCAAGTGGTGGCCTACCTCGCTCCAGCCCTCCAGGGCGTTACAGACACGTTTACGAACCTTATCGGAGGCATCGGCGGAGCGAACATCGGGCAGTTTATCGGCGACGCGATTCTAAGCGCCGCCACTTACTTCGCCGGCGTTGCGGATTACTTCATAAACAACGCTGGAAGCATCTGGGAGTACGCAAGCCAGATCGGCGCCCAGTGGTTGAATGTGTTTCAGATTGGAAGCCAGGTGGCTTCTTTTTTTGCTGGCGTAGCGAACACAATCAAGGTAGTTTTCGCAGCCACTATCGTCGGCATTACCGGCCCGATAACGGCAATTCTAAAAGCGGTAAACAGCGTAGCTAAGTTTGCAGGCATTGACCTCGGCATAGATTCATTCGTGGCCGGCATGGGCGCTTTTAACGACTCGCTCTATCAGTCGATGACAGATGGAGCCAAGGCCGCCGGCGAAAACTTTAACGCAGCGTTCTCAGGTGGCGAGTCTGGCGGGGAAGCCATCAAAGGCCCAGTGTCGACAACACTTGCGGACGCGATCGCAAAAGCAAAAGCAGACGCGGCCGCCGTCAACACCTCGAAGTCTCAAGTAATCGGCGGTGGAATCACGGCAACAGAGGAAGGTGCTGCCGTCGGAAGCGCCGCGGCCTCCGCAAAGACGAGCTCACGCGATGGCATGGGCGATGTAGCCAGGAGCGCGGCCGCCGCATCCTCGGACATAGGCGAGCGGCAGCTAGCAATCCTTGAGCAGATCCGCGACGCCCTTTCCGGGCCGTCCGACGAGACGCTCGTAGACTTTGCGGGAGCCTAACGTATGGCCGTAGTTGCCGTGAATGAAGTGATCAGCGGTACGGGCCTGTCTGGCAAGTACGGAGAATCGTTCACGTTTACGCGCAAATGGCGTATCCGCGTGGATGACCCTAAGACCTCTAAAGTAATCATTTCCAGGGCGCCTGGGATTACATTTGGTGCCGGCCATCCAGACTTTTCAGATCATAAGGCGATGGAATTCGACCTTTCCGACGAGGATGGCGTCGGCATGTTCTGGATGCTGGTAGTGAAATACTACATACCGCCCAAGGACAACACGCCAGACGCCAGTACCGGGATGCCGAAAGACGATTGGCGGGCCAACGGTTCAACAAACACGATCCCGGCTTTCACGAATAAAGACGGCGTATCGATTTGCAACAGCGCCGGCGACCCAATCGAAGGACTGGAGATCGAGGCCTCAGACTTTGGGCTTTCTCTAACAAGGTTCTACGCCGATCTCTCCTGGGTGGCGATCGCCACGAGCAGGAGCAACGCGGTTAACTCCGACACCTGGAACGGCTCGGCCGCTCGAACCTGGAAGGCAGAGTTTCGCGGGGCCGTCAAAAAAGAGATGACGGTATCGGCGTCAAGCGGCTCGGCTACGTTGCCGTACTGGGAAACGTCCTGGGAATTCCGGTACCGGGCCGACAAGTGGGATCTCAGGCCCTGGGACGTTGGATTTAACCAGCTCGTAACGTCAACAGGAACGCCGAGCACTTCCGGCACCTTGCGGGCGGCCGTGCTTGGAGCGGACAAAAAACCTGTAAAGCAGCCTGTAGCACTTTACCAGGGCATTGCTATGGCGGCTGGAACATTACCGGCCGCCCTAACTATTCGGGCGTATAAAGAGGCTACGTTCTCCGTGTTTGGAAACCCGAGCTGATGGCAAAGTCTCCGAGACAATCGGGCCGTAGTGTCGGGCTGACGCCTAGAACTGCCAAGCGCATACAGCGGGCGGTCCTCCAGGTTGAGCGCGGCGGAAAAGACATGGAGCGGCCGCATCTGCGGACGGCCGGCGGCGACGCCGAGATACAGCGTGGCACGTTTACGGCTCCCTGGGCAAAGGGCGCTACGGCGACTGTTACCGACGCCGTTCTCTCGTCCGTGACGTACACGGCAACGAATTACTTTGCCGGAATAACGTCGACGGGAACCAAGGCCTGCGCTATCGCATTTGTCGGCGGCGAGTGGATCCTCATAGCAACGGAGTGCTAGGAAATGCTTGGCTCCTCGTGCTCGCCGTGTTGTGGTGGTTGTAAGAACACATACGATACGCTTCTCTCCAAATCTTGCAGCATTACGCTTGGAGGTGACATACCATCAACCCAAGGCGCGAGCAGAAGCGATTACACAAATAGTTTTCGAGACTCGTCTGGCAACTATGTATTTGGGTTTCAGAATAACGCGACACAGAAAAGCGAGTGGAGTCCGGAGAGAGTAGCAAAATACATTTCCTTTTATGGACCAATAACGGAACTCACCGAGACTAGCAACTGGTACGTTGTGGCCGAGCAATATCGAACGTCGTACAACGTAAACACAATACCTGACAATACGTTAAAGCAGCACGCCAGCTTTGACAAAACAGAGGTTACGTCTTTT